AAAAATATTCGTGTTTTTAGAATTGGAGGTAGAATATGACGTTTAAGGAGAATATAAACCGCCTGTGTAAACAGCGTGGAACTACACTCACTCAGCTTCTTACGAGTGTTGGCTGTTCATCTTCCAAGGTCACAGCCATTAACAACGGTTCACTCCCGAAAGAGGAGTTGTTAGTTACCTTAGCTCATGCTTTGGATTGTTCTGTAATGGATTTCTTCGCTGATAAAGAAGACGTTGCTCCCGACTTAGCTCTTTTTGATGAAGACGAGAACGATATAATCATGATCTATAGGGAAATGCCCCGGGAAGAGAAGCATAAATTCTTAGCTAGAATGTACGCATACCGGGATAAGTTAATGGGAACGGAGAATAAAGACGAATGAAAGCTGTAATCTATGCTCGATATTCAAGCTCCAATCAGCGAGAGGAGTCCATAGAGGGTCAGCTTCGTGAGTGCCATGAGTTCGCTAAGAACAATGATATTGTGATTGTTGGTGAATACTGTGATCATGCTATATCGGGTAAGACCGACAAAAGACCACAGTTTCAGAAGATGATAAAAGACTCAGAGAAGCGAAAGTTTGATACGTTACTTCTATATACTATAGACCGCTTCGCAAGAAACCGTTATGACTCAGCCATGTATAAGGCTAAGCTCAAGCGAAACGGAGTTAAGATCATTTATGTGAAACAACCAATATCACAAGAACCCGAGGGTATCATATTGGAGTCTGTTCTTGAGGGCTACGCTGAATACTACTCGGAGAACCTCTCCCGGGCTGTTAAAAGAGGGCTCAAGGAAAACGCTCTTCACGGTATCGTACCGGCTTCTAAACCACCTCTCGGGTATTGTGTCGATGAAACGAGACATTATGCTATTGACCCGGTGGGAGCTAAGGTTGTCCGTGAGATATTTGAGCTTTACGCTGAGGGTCATTCTATCCCGGAGATCGTAGCTCATTGTAATTCTCATGGGTATAAGACCTCCCGGGGAACAGAGTTTAAGAAGAACTCAATACCAAACATCTTGAGGAATGATAAGTACATCGGAGTCTATAGATATATGGACGTAGAAATACCCGGTGGAGTTCCTCAGATAATTGATAATGAGCTGTGGGAGACCGTACAATCAAAGCTCCGTCACAACTTCTCGGCAAGAGCCAAGAATAAGGCTAAGGAGGACTATCTACTCACCCCGAAGCTCTTCTGTGGTCATTGTGGGTCACTCATGACCGGGGAAACAGGCACTAGCCACACCGGGAAAATCCATTCCTACTATAAATGTAACTGTAGGAAATATAAACATGGTTGTGATAAGGCTAATGAGAAGAAACTACCTCTCGAGGAATTTGTTGTGAGACATACGGTGGAGACCGTTCTTACAGACGAGACTATTGAAAGAGTCGCAACAAAAGCTATGGAGCTGATTGAAAAGGACTTTGCCGATACTTCTTTCTTATCCGGGTTGAAAGCTAACCTCTCTGAGACAGAGAAACGCATAAATAACCTCATGAAAGCTATCGAACAGGGAATACTCACCGAGACTACCAAAGCCCGGTTAGAGGAGCTTGAGAATGATAAGAGAACCCTCATAGGCGAGATTGCCGCTGAGGAAATGAAGAAACCAACCATTACGAAAGATCATATCATTTATTGGCTAGAGTCTTTTAGACAGGGTGATATAAACGATGAAAACTATCGTAGACACATAGTCGATACATTAGTGAACTCGATCTATGTTTATGATAACCCGGACGGAGGACGGAAATTTGTCTTTACTTTCAATGTTTCCGGGGAGAATACAAACGTAGTCGAGGGTTCAAGTATTGACGGTTTTAGTGCACTAAATGAGTCAAACTCGAACCCTACATTTTTCTTTGTAGACCACGTTTTCGGGTTTGTGCTAACTGTAGAGAGGATAGGTTAATCACCTATTCTCTTTATTTGCGTTATAGCCTGTATGACTTTATCGTAACCACAGGTAGCAATAATGAATGATAAGAATACAAGAACGATCACTTCAACGATGACCTTAGACGTTACCGCTTCTCCGGTGTACACGATGTAGCAAATACTAGCTCCTATCGTGAGTACCACAGCAACTATAACAGCCAAAAGGTTAGCTGAATATTTCACGCCTTTTTCATTCAACAGTTTCTTCACTCCCTCGGTAGTGAGTGAAGTGAAAATTGAGATTGCCGCAAGAGCAATAAACAAAAATTCGTAACTCATACTTATACCTCCTTAACCCATAGGCTCGTCATCTGATACAACACCGTCAACAGCTTCTTCCAATTTCCCAAAAGCCGAACCGATGTGTTTTGAAACCTTGATACCGGAGAGGGCTAACATTTCAAGCCCGAAAAACTTGAAAACCCATTCCGTGAGAGTATCACTCAGCACCACTCCGTTGATAGATAAAACTATACTCAAGATCGTGAATACGAGCACCGTGATAATGGAAAACACCACTATGCAAGGAGTCATGTGTTTAACAAAGAATTTCCACATACGATCACACTTTCTTGAGATAAGCCTTAGAACAGAACCCGGTGTATGTAACGCCCTTGTAGGTGGTCTGAATGTACAGCCACACTACGTTTCCGTTCATGCTGTAGTAGCCATAATTCTTTACTACGGTATCTCTCGGAATACTTGTAAGAACCTTGACTCCACTAGCGGAACTAGCTTTATCTCTAATGTTCAGCATACTTGCGGTTACTTTGTAATCTCCGGCATAAGCCTTGTTTAAGTGACTCGCACTTCCCGAAGCCTTGACCTCTCCCATGACAGGAGAGGAGGTAGTGTTCGTTGTTTGTGAGCCAATGTTAGAACCGTTGTCGAGAACTACAACCGTATGACCTTTGGTCTTGGTAACGAGAATATCTCCTCGCTTTAAGTTCACAGACGAATTACAGGTAGCCGCTGTCTTGATGATCTCAAACTTCCCGGTCTTCTCGAGAACTGAGACCTCACTTGAGGTATTGAAATCTCCCACAACGATACCGGCAAACGCACAGCAAACCCGAACAAGTGCTGAGCAATCCGTTTCAACGTCTTTTGTGACTTTCCCCGGATTGAACCCAAGAGACTTAACCGCATTATAGAGTGTGTTCCTCTGACTCTGATCATAACCAATATGATTATTGGCACAGGCTGACTCCATAGCTTCGGCTATTTTGCTCCTTACAGTATCGTCTTTGGCTCTGATAACAACCCACCCTTTAGAGTGTTTGTACCAAGCCTGTGTGGAAACTTCGCCACCTGTCTGATCACCGGCTTTTCCTCCGGTAGCCTTTCCTTGCTCGTCAATTCGAGCACTACCTACTCTTACTGACATAGATATTACACCTCCTTAATAGGTAACCTCTTTACATCTTCAACAATTTTCTCGGCTGTGCCATTACCGCCAAGGTCTTTGTAGGGCTTGTATAGGTAATCTACGAGGTTTTCATACTCGTCTTTGGAGAGATAACCTCGCTTGATATACTCAGCACCGAGATAGCATATCCGGTCATGACCTAAGCCCTTTAACATCTTACTTTCCGCACTCTTCAAGCTATCGTTTCTTTGCACAAGATATGTTACAAGCCCCCAAAAACCACTTGAAGCGAAGATAGTGACACAGATCGTCATTAAGATTTCGCCATTCACTACAACAAATCCTCCTTAATCGTAGATTGGGTCACCGTTCTCGTCATAACCCTTTTCCAAGAGTCTTGCGATAACAGCGTCTCTAAGATTGCTAGGAACTGAGTCGATAGTTCTTTTCTTTGCGATAATCAAATTTGCATATACGTTTACCATTACTCCGCACCTCCTGTGATCATTTCATAAACATCAGCGATAGCAAGCTGAGCGTCAATGAGAGCGTCATTCATATCGGACAGCTCTTTCTCAGAAGCCGGGGTCTCTCTCAAGATGAACCACCATTTACCGTCTACTTCGGTAATCTGAATGAGCTGAGCGTCCTTAAGAACTTCCTCATTCTCTCCGTCATTGATCGTTACCCTTGCGAGCTTACCCTCAAAGGTCTCCTTAGTTACTTCGGTGGAGCTGATAAAGTTGTTACCGTTAAGTGCCAACTTCTTCAACTGTGTTCCGTCTGACAATGTAATTGTGTACATAATCTTTTGTCCTCCTTTAATTTCTTGAACAACTCTTTGACATTCTGTCTTTGAAGTTTGCTCATGTACTTACGATAGTTTTCAAACCAAGCGTTGAACCAATCCTCAAACTCCTTTTCTGACATAACCCAAACGAGCTTTTTCATCTTTCTTCTCATACAGGTGAGTCTCTTAGGGTTGATCTTCTTGACAATTCGTCCGGTAGAAGTAAGAGAATATTGTATCTGTAGGAAACGCCAATAATCGGAGAGCTTCGCAATATGCGTTTTCTTCTCATTGACGGTTATTCCTATCTCTTTAGCCCTTACTATAATCTCCTGTAAGAGCTGTTCTAAGAACTCCCGGTCTTGGTGTATGACGTAACTATCGTCCATATATCGAGCGTAGTACTTAACCCCTCTAACAATCTTGATGTAGTTGTCTATCGGGGTGGGATATAAAATCCCGGCTACCTGTGCCACTTGATCACCTATGTTTAAGTGCTTTCTCATGTACTTAGTACCGTTCAGCTCATAGGAGTCTTTGTGGTTTTCATACTCAAGTGAGTTAAACTGTCTCTCCATGCACCCGGAGTATTCTTCATCGGTCATGTACGAAACATCAACCTTACTCATATCGAGTGTCATTTCGAGTAGCCACAACGCTGTGGGGTCATGAATGTACTTACGAAACTGACTCATTAAAACATCATGACGAATGTTGTCATAGTATTTTGAATAGTCTATGAGGAGGATATAACCCTCGTTCCCATATTGTCGGTAGTACTTTTGTAAATGAGTTAAGAGCCTTTTTCTTGTGAAGCTAATTCCCTTACCTTTAAGGCTAGCCCCATTATCATAGATCAGATATTTTCTTATCCCGGGGTTTAATACCTCGTCACAAAGGGAATGTTTCACTACACGGTCTCTCATTTGCTCACCGTTGATTACTCTTGTTTTTCCTCTTTCTGAAATTACAAACCTTATTGAGGGTAGGTAAGAGTAGGTTCTATCCATAAGTTCGTTCTGAGTGTGAGCTAACTCGAACAGATAGTTCATTTCATAACGCTGAACTTGGGGTTTCCAATCACTTTCCTTTTTGGCTCTTAGATAAGCGTCATAGAGAGCGTCAGCATTAAATATGTCTCGCTTATAACTACAGCTCTCGTAAGAGGTAGTGTCGAGTTTAGTATTTACCATGATTGGACGGACAATCTCTCCTTTCTCTATTTCCGAAAAGCTCAAGTGGCTATTTAATCGGAATATCGAAATCCGGGCGAACGCCATTAGAGTTACTAGCGTTGTTGTTGTTCGCATTACCGTTGTTATTGACATTAGCGAAGTTGGCGGCTGTATCAGAGATTGCCCTCTTGAATTTGTTGTCTGATTTTCTCCACCCTTTAAGTAGAGCTATTTCTTTCTCTATCAGTTCTCCAAATCTCAAATACTTTTCAGCATTAACAGGTAGCGTCTCCATACAGTATTGAAGCTCTTGAGCTAGTGCGTAACACTCGCCTATAGCTCTGTCTTGGTACATACGTCTAGCTTTCAACTCCTCGGCATACATCGGATAAATGCTGTTCGCAACGAAAGTATAAGAAGTGATGTTGCTCAGATAGTCGGTTATCTTTTTCCTTTCGTCCGTGATGAACCATTCATCGAAAGCCGCCTGTCTTTTCTTTCTTCTGTCATACTGTTCTTTCTGATCGTCAGAAAGCTCAGCGTAAGAAGCTCCTCCGAACTGTTTTTCTATTCCCTTTTCAAACTTCTCATGACTATAACCGAAGTCCATAATAAGGAGATTGGTTACTTCTTTTCTCAGCTTGTACAGGTGATGAAACACCTCGAACTGAGACTCCTTACGCTTGCTTTTTAGTACTGACATTTAATACGCTCCTTGCTAAGCCACCCCACAAGGGGGTGGAGATTAAGAGATAGAGAAAGCCGGGCGAACGCCATAAGAGTAACTAGCGTCGTAGGTGGCCGCACTACCGTAGCCATGGACAAAAGCGAAGGCGGCGGCTGAAATAACATCACGAAGCCACCAATTCTCTCTGTTGGTAATGCGGCTAGGCTCAAGTGCGAAGAGAGGTAACTGAGACTTCTCAACTCTGTAGTTCGCCGGTACAACCGAGCCTGTAGATACAGGACTAAATACACCGTTACCGTAAACCATGTGCTCGCACATAAGCTCAATATCACTATCAGCCCATGCACCACCGGACGCATAACCATTAGTAACAGCGTTGGTCAGATATACTCTGTGAGAGAGAATATGAGAAGCTCCAAAGGCTGTCTTAATAGCGTTCTTAGCCGGTGTGAGGTTTGCGGTGTACATAGCTGAACCCATGTAACCACCGGTTGTAGCGTTGCTCGTATTCATCTGTGCGTTGTAGAGAGAAGTGTCGGGAACAATCACTACATGGTGAGCGGTTGTCTCAGTATCTCCACAATGTAAGAAATAATCGAAAGCGGCAATACGATAGTTAATATCTCTTACCGTTGTAGTTCCTCCTACGGTTACGCTTGTAGAGATCGTCCAATAGTCACCGATGTACATATCCTCGAATGTACCGGCAACGATTGAAGCGTACTGTTCCGCTGTAACCTCAGTACCCAAACTCTTACCTCTATAGATAGCGTTATGAGCCCCGGCGTTATTTGCCGCAATATTGCCGGAAAGATCAGAGATCAAATCTCTTAAATCCTGTTTGAAATTTCCTACGGTAATAGTCTTGACATTATTACCGTCATGTACGAGGAGTAAACCGCTATCACTTGCTTCAAGGATAGAGTCCAAATCCCCAAACTTTTTGGTCTGTACACTAATTGCTGACATTTTCTAATCCTCCTTATTCTGTTTCGTGTTTCCATTCAGCCAAAAGAACATAATCATAATCGTCTGTAATCAAAGTGAGCGTCTGATCATCGGTAGCCAAAGGAGCTGAGAAATCATTCTGAATTGTCATGTACTCCAAGTTACTGAGTCTTTCGTCCAACTCTGTACATTGATTTTGTAAATGTCCGGCGGCGTCTCTCGAGAGCTGATCTTTCATCATATCGAACCAAGTGTTGAAGACTTGCTCCTGTGTGCCCTCAAAGGACTCGATCTTGTCTCGATAGTCACTCTCGATACTTGAAATGATAGCGTCTCCCTGTGCTTCGAGTGCTTCGGTGTAAGCTACAAACTCTGAGTACTCATGATCAGCGTTGTTCTCAAAGAGTACTTTCTGAGCGGCGAAGTAATTCTGAAACGCTTCGTACAAATCTGTACCACTCTCAACCATGTTCATTAAGGTGTTAAGAGCTTCATTCATACGGTTAGCTTCATGAGCCCCGAAGAATGAGTTCTCTTTCTGAGAGTACTGTGTTACGTCTTGGAAACTAACTGTACCGTCTTCGTTGTCTACCTGTACATACTTCTTGAGACCGCTCCAAACAGCGTCAGTATAGTTTACCGGTAAAAGCTCCCAACTCATTTACAACGTTCCTCCTTTCATTCCAAAATTCCATGTAAACATTCGTCTACCCTCGCTCTGATTGGTGAGCCTGTTATATAAGTCCAAAATGGCACTCTCCAAACGGTTGAGTTCATCAAAGTTGACGAAAGCCGCATTGTCATAGTAGACAGGAGAACTACCATAAGGTCTATTGATCGTGTGAGAGTTTATCGTGTTCAAATTACTCTCGAGGTTATTGATTTCATCGGCGTAGGGGTACTGACTTCTTGTTCTATCAGCCCCTACGTCAATAATGTCAAATTCATCGTAAAGAGTAATTGCAAGGTCTCTGAGGTGAGACAGATTGTTCTTTATTCTGTTAAAGTCAACAGCGTTAAACCTGTCACCTGTATAAACTCCCTCACTATCGGTAGCACCGTACCAATCTGTTTTAGGTTGTGACCATGCCATTGTTACCCTCCTTGTCTCCGAGCCACTAGCTTACCGCCAAAACTCTGATTGAACGTAAGAGTGTTTCG